TCCTCACCGGCTTCCATGTGGATACTTACGCCCCCCATGTTTATATCTACCGATTCAGGGTTTTCAATCTCAATCTCAATATCAGGCTCCATTGATTCAGAGTCCATCAAATCCTCAATACCTTGTGGTGCCGCATACAGTGACTTTTCAATAGCCATGATTCATTCCTTTTATGTCTTCACAAAGTTCATCAAACGTCAGCCCACGGTCTTTTTCCAAAAACTCAACGCTGAATAAATATCTAGGTTTCTCGGTGTTCAACACAGCATGGGGTATTTGCGTATTGAACACGTAATACGTGTCCGGCTTGTACTTCAGCTCTTGTGTCTTAAACACCACACCCGGCTCACCAGCCAGAAAAACACAACGGCTGTTACCGTCGTCTGATAACAACATGTTAAGCCCCGTCTTCCTGTCCGTGTCTGTGTGCCAGTTATAACAAGTGTTTGGCTCCATTTTTAAAACGCCAGCATGAAACGTGCGTTTCTTTGCCAAACTTACCATGAAAGAGTCTAGCCGCAATATCTCACGCGGAACTGGTACGGCCATGAAGTTATAGTACTGCTCCCAGCTATGACTGTTTGTAGCATAGGCATACAAATCTTTAGCAATTAAAGCTTTGACTGGTGCGGGCATGTATGCATTCATCAGTAGTATGGTTCTTTCCTGCGAAAAGACTTTGGCTCATCTTCCTCATCAGACGCTAACTGAATAAACCCGCCGCGTCGATAACGCAGCAAAGCTTGACTCATGGAATCCACCAAGTCATCATGCTCGCCCGAAGGAAAGCTGGCAACTTCTTCAATCAACTCTTCCGCCCAGTGCGTATTAGGCACCCACACATGGCCGGAGGCAAATAAATCAGAAACAGCGTTCAACCGCGCTATTTTGTCATTTCCTTTGGTCGGTGTAAACTCCTGAACCGGTATACCCATCGCCCGTAACTCAAATATCAACGGCGAACCCGCAGCTTTTGCCTCAACAATCAAAGAATCAACCTCCCATTCCTTGAATTCCTCAAAAGCTCTCTGCTTTAACTCGGGAAACTCCATCCGCTTTTTAAAAGCATTCAGCAAAATGATGTTTGGCCGGTTTACGCCATAGTCATCATCCCGATAAAACACGCCCCAAGTCGTACAGGCCGAATAATCCGCCCGTTCAGTCTTTAAAAACGCAGTATCCCAAGACTGAATGATAAATTCCACAGTAGGAGGCGTGTCCGACTCCCAAATCTTCCACCATTCCCGCTTAATAATCGCAGAAATGTCCGAAGTGGGAGCCTGCATGTACTGTGCTTGCCACTTACTAGACGGCAACTCAGCCCGCAAAGCCTCCAACTCCTTAATATCCCAAAATTCCGGCCACATAGCCTTGCCGGACGGCAAAATCGCAGGAAATTCAATAACCTCCCACTCCTCACCAGACCTCTGAGCCGCAGCTTTTAACACCTGACCCGTTAAATCCCGCTTAGACCATCTGGTCATCACCATCACAATAGACCCGCCAGGCTGTAAACGCTGTCTTGGACCCGACGTGTACCACTCATATACCTTATCAAAGATCGCGGGATCACTCTCAGCTAACTTAGCCTCCTGCTCCGAATGCGGGTCATCAATAATCAACAAATCCGCACCCTTACCTGTTACCGTTCCATCCACACCAATAGCAAAATACTCACCCGACGAGTTAGTAGACCACCGGCCAGCAGCCTTACTGTCGTGCCTCAAGCTAACATTGGGAAACACCTGACAGAACACATCCCCATCCACTAAGTTCCTGACCTTGCGCCCAAACCCAACAGCCAGTTCAGCCGTATTAGACGATTGAATAATCTTCTTGCCCGGATACTTACCCAAAAACCAAGCCGGCAAAAGGTAAGAAGCAAACTCAGACTTAGTGTGACGAGGCGGCATATTGATAATCAGCCTCTTCAACTCCCCACGAGCAACCCGCTCAAACGCCCGCGCCATAATCGCATGATGCCGGCCCGCAATAAAAGACGGCCACATCACCCTAACAAACGCCATAAACTCTACCTGAGCCCGCTCTCTCCTCATAGAAGATAAGTAATCATCAGCCATTAAACCCAAATGCTCACTCTGCCCAACAGGCAAACCCTCTATAACCCGCAACAACTTATCCTCAGGCAAAGCCTGCAACAACTCAAACAACTCATCATCCGACAAACCATCCAATACATCACTCATTGAATATCCCGTACCCGCAAATCAGACGGACGTATAGACCTCGGCATCCCCTTGCGACCCTTACATAACCCCAACTCCACTAACTTCCACATCTTCCTGTTCACATTCCCCCGACTCTTCTCCCCCGTCATCCTCATCACATCATCAATAGACGGCCCATAACCATACATCTTCCACCACTCAGCTACCACCAACAATATCTCTTTCTGCGCAGGCGTCATCTCTGTCTCCCGAAATTTCCCATAATATACCCCCCACCCAATTTTTTTGCAATACCTACCCGGGGGGTCTGCTATATCCCACTGTTACCCCCATTTCCGCCAATCTCAAACACCCCACCCCTGTAAGTCATTGATTTCATTCATTATTCGTCTCTAACACCTGTTAGAGTAAGTACAAACCCTATGCTTGATCATGTTGTTTTGTAGGTTGGGTTGCAACGTAATTTTGGCTTCGTCTAGTGTATGGATTGCTATGTATAGGGGGGGCACAAAGTGCCAGGCCGATCTAGGGGGTACGGGGCGGGCGGGGGGCGATGCCGGCAAATTAAGAAGGGCTGGGGTCGTCGTCGCTGGGCTCGGGCTCGAGGTCCAGCGTCACCGGCTCGGTAACTACCAGCGGTTCAAGTATGGTCGCATCGATGGCACCGGCTCGCATAGCGTCTCGCAGTGTTTGAATGAGCTTGCTTCGAGCTTGGCTTGAGTCGGTTACTTTCACCAGCTCTCGGCGCTCGGTGAATGCGGCAACCTCGGTAACCTTACCCAACAGCTCCAAAGCCCGCAGGCGCTGGGCGGGTTTCACGTCCGGATCAATGGCGTGCGCCGTGAGTCGTTCTAATACCAAAGCCCTTAGAGCAGGCGGTGTAGCGTATGCCCGAGCTTCAGCGGCCAGCCTGAGAGCTTCGACTTGTAGAGCAATGCTAGGGTGACTTGCCAGCCTTTGGCCTTCTAGCGATTGGATCGCCGGCTTGCTATGTGTGTCGTATGCGGCTCGGTATGCGCCGGCCTTCGTTTCCCCAAGGGCGAGCGCCGCTGCAAATTTCTGTTGTTTGTGAGTGAGGGTCGTCTTACGAGCATTACCGGCACCCAGCAGTAGAGCTTCCATTGGCTGAGCCTTGAGCCCTTCCCTGATCTGCTCACGGGTTAGCTTTGGTCTAGCTTTGGCCTTGGGTATGGCCTTCGGTATATTTTGAGCTTCCATGGCATCGAATAATAGACTATCTTTTGTCTACACGCAACTATTGAACTGTTGCCCTTCGGGCTTAGGGAAAGCACCTATAGACTTAAAACTTGACATTCAAGTGCCTGGTAACTACATTAGAAGGGCTGGCGATTTTGCCGGCTCACTTTAACGAGGTAATTATGCACGACAACACATATAACGGCTGGAGCAATTATTCAACTTGGAGGGTTAACCTTGAAGTATTCGACGGGCTCGAAATGTGCGAGGTATTCGACTGCACACAAGAAGCGTACGACCTTGGTAACGATTTAAAGGGATATGCAGAAGCGGGTATTTTTTCAGAGAGTGCCGGTTCCTCTAGCTTAATGGAAGACTATGCCAGAGCATTTCTGCAAGACGTTAACTATAGCGAGATAGCCTCCCACATGATCGCTAACTATGCCGAGGTTAACTTATGAACGACTATACCGACCATGGACACGAAAACCGGCATGCCTACTTGGTAAGCCTTGCAGATGATTTAGGGGTAGACCTTGAAACCGTTTTTATGCTTGCCGATTTACTCGGGCCGAGTGAAGACTTCGACGGCCTCGTGACTTCGCTCGAAGATTATGCGGAGGGCTATTAAATGATCCACACGGAACACGCATACATTGAGGCCGGCTACAAGTGCGCCAAAGCCCGCCTACAAGGGGATGAGTACACCGCCCGACACTGGAAAGCTTGGTTTTCCGGTGCCGTAGCGCTGGAATTCGACCG